AGGGGGTAGGCAGTAGTCGCCAGCAAGGCAACAAGAAACTGAACGAGCGCCGGATTCATCCCACCCAAAAGCCGGTCAAGCTCTACGAGTGGTTGCTAACCAACTACGCCAAGCCTGGACAGAGAATTCTGGATACCCATCTCGGCAGTGGCTCAAGCGCCATCGCTGCGCATTATTTTGGCGCCGACTTCGTGGGGTGCGAACTGGACCCTGACTACTACGAGGCGACAGTAAAGCGGTTTAACAGCGTAACAAGCCAAATTGACTGGATTCAGGCAGCGGAGACATCGGCATGACCAACCAATGTGACGGCTGCCAGCGCGGGCTACCCATCGAAACCAGCCAATTCGGCAGCAAGCTTCACCGGGATCGGAGCGGCGCCTTTGCCTGCACCTCTGGCCGCTATCGCCTTGAACTTGAGCCCAAGAGCCGGGACACCTGGCACCGGCCTGAGAAGCGTCTGACTCAGAGTGCGCCGTTTTTTGTGGGGGGTGGCCAGTGAAAGACATCAACGGAGTGGAAATCAAAGCCGGTGACCGTCTGCGCCATACAGGCCACGGCGGAATCTGCCGGGTGTGCGAGCCGGGCACCGATGGCCTGCTGTCCGGCCACAACAATCTGATCCTGATTCCCGAGGATATCCCGCACCGAAACGGCTTTGCCTGGGTGCTGAACGAGAAGCGTGCGGCGAAGGGTGAGGTGGTGTCGTGACTACTCAAAACACAGGAAAACATAAGTATCAGCCGGAAGTAGACCTCAATCACAACCTGGTACACCCGCATCACCGGTATGCCTGCATGGACAGGCCGCACCCGGGTAATCCGTGGCTGCCGATTGCTTGCGGGCACAGTTACCGGACGACAGACCCGGCTTGCTCTGGGTGTAAGTGGAGGAATCAGTAATGACGCCGGAAGAAAAGATACTCACAGCGCTGTCGGTCAAGGCGCTGTACCGCAAAGAGCTGGCCGAGATCATTGGCATGGATGACCTGAGAACCATGGGCATCCTCAAACGCATGAGAGAGGCAGGGGAGATCCGCGTGGACGGTTACGGCAAGTATGAGCGCGCTCACGGCGGTTATTGTCCTGATGGATGGCCTGGGCCGCAGGGGGCAGCATGACACGCCCTAGCCAGATCACCCGGCGAATTGAGCGAAACGAGCCGATCCCTGGGTTCCTGAATTGGGCGGGCCCGGTACTGGAAAAGGCGCTGGCAGCCGGGGCTGTGGTGATCACGTTCGGCAGGGAGAGCAAGAGCCAAGAGCAGGAGCGGAAATATCACGTGATGATGGAGGACATTCGCTCCCAGTGCTTCCGTGGCTATTCGTTTGAGGCGTTCAAGGCAGCGCTGGTGAATCAGTTTGCGCTGGAGATGGAGCGCAACGAGACGCCCCTGAAAAAACCCGGAGAACAGGCGTGGGACTGGGTAAATCAGGTGCGTGTGTACGTCCGGCCCAGCACCAAGAACTTCCTCAAGAAAGAGGCGGCAGACTTCATTGAGTTTTTGTACGCCACCGGCACCGAGTATGACGTTGCCTGGAGCGAGAAGGCCCTGGCGATTTACGACGAGATGATGGAGGCGAAGGCGGCATGAGCCCAGAAGAAAAACGCCGGCAGAAGGCGATCAAGAACAGCATCTTTGAGTGCCACCGTGGCACAGGCCAGACCCGGAAGCGCGATAAGCAGGCTGACAGTGCGGAGATTGAGCGGCTGACAGAGCAATTCCTGAAAAGCGGCGGAAAGATCCAGGAGCTGGAAAGCGAGCAGCGCCGGCCGTACCGCAGCCCGGCGTTTAACCCTGGGGATTTTGGGGGTGAGGCGTGAAGAAGTGCCGCGTGTGCAAGGCTAAGTTTGAGCCGTTCAACAGCTTGCAGGTGGCCTGTTCAGTGAAGTGTGCCAGAGCGGAGGCCCGCAAGCAGCTGGAGAAGAAGGCCGAGAAGGCAGCAAAGCAGGCTAGGGCAGAGCGCCGGGAGTTCAATCGCCGGGATCTCAGTTGGCAGCACGAACAGTGCCGGCGCGTGTTTAACCGGATGCGTGTTCTGGAGGAAATGGAGTGGTTCCAGGAGCGCGGCATGGAGCCAGAGTGCATTTCCTGCGGCAAGACTCACATGGACTGGTGCTGCGGTCATTTCAAGACCGTGGGCGCGCAATCGAATCTTAGGTACGACCGGAGCAATACCTACCTGCAGTGTAACCGGTACTGCAACAGCGGCCTGAGCGGGAACATTGAGGGCAACAAGAACACCAGAGGCTACAAGCGCGGCCTGGTTGAGCGATTCGGCGAGGAAGAAGCCCAGCGCATCATCGACTACTGCGAATCGAACACAGCGCCAGCGAATTGGGACTGGCAGGAGCTGGAAGCGCTGCGCAAGCAGTGGAACCAGCGGATACGGGAAATGGAGAGGGGGAGATTGGCGGCATGACCATAACGCTCGGCTGGTGGCTCCTGCCGCTGGCAATCACCATCGGTGCATTCCTGCACTTTCACCGGATATGGGTAAGAGGCGTGCAGGACGGTCTCGGGCAAGCGATTGCCACGGCGTTTGCGGTTGCGGCGGCGCTGAACGTCTCTCTGATTGCCTGGCTGGTCTGGGCTTTGATTGGGTGGGCGCTGGCATGACTGATTGGCACAACCTTCCCGCGCACATAAAAATCACCTACCAGTCGCAGGCGCAGTATGAGCAAGAATCGAAGGGTGAGGCTGTTCGCTTTACCAATGCTGCGGGATTGCCTCTGAACCATCAGGATTTCAGCGATGAGCAACTTGAAGCCATGGCTGAAATTTTTGGCTCAGAGCATGGCGGGAATGAATGAACCAACTAACCGCCATCGTAGCCGGAAAACGCTGCACCATGCTCACAGGCGAAAGCCTGGAAGAAGCCGCACGCAGCTGCCGGGACCGGTTCGGTGAACGGTTTGAGGGATTTGAGCCTGTGCCCATCGAGGCCCAGGCGCGCATGAAGTGGAGCGAATACCGGGAGAAGCGCATTACCCGGGAGGAATTGGAAGCCTGGCTGAAAGAACAAACGGCGGAAGACGAGAAGCAGATTCGGGGTATGTTTAACAGGATGCGGGGTGGTAAATGACGAATGCAGGCAGTGAACTGAAACAGTATCGCCGGTCAGCAAGGGTGGCGTGGCATGACTCCTACTACATTCCAAAGGATGACGCGCTTGGCCGTATTCGCGGCGAGCAGAATAAAAAACCGAAAGCCCCAAAGGAACCAGGGCAAGTATATTCTCGCGGGTGGTATCAGAACCTCTACGAGCGAGATGAACGTGGCAAGCGTTGTCTGGTTGCTCAGAAGCCGCTGATTAGTGCGTCTCAGTCTGAAAGATCGCCCCGAGACTTCTTTGAGGGTTGGGACGCCATGTGGCGCTCAAAGGTGCAAGGGGCTATCAAGTCTCTGCCAAAGGTGCTGCGGTCGTTCGGGGCCATTATGTATTCGCCAACCACCGAGTTTGGCACTGAAGACTGCGAGCGCGTGCACGAGGCCCTTCAAATCGAGTTCTTCAGAGACTTCGATAAGGAAGAGCTGACGCGGATGCAGGCCAAGCGGATTATCCGACTGAAGCTGCTCATGTACGCAGCTATGCGTCATCACAGGGATGTTGCCTTTGGTGGTGGCGCAACCCTGGGCGGGCCAAAGGCCATCAGCCAGTTTCTTTACCACATGTACGCAGAGCGCTTGCCAGATACTGATCAGTGGGCCAAGCGCTGGCAGCCAGATTGGGACAAGATGCTGGGGATTCTGGATAAAATGGAGCGGAATGCCTTGGCCCCGGTTGCCTCGGTTCTGAACGAAATGTACGGCCAGTCGGAGGCTGCTTGAACGGCAGTTGCATTTGTCGGTCGGTATTGGTATAAATCTCCATAGTGCAAAAGTGCACGCAAAGAAACCGCCCTCGCAAGAGTTGGCGGTTTTTTTTGTGCCTGTTTATCTCATCTGCCAGCCCGTAAGTGCAGACAGAGTTACGGCCCCGTTCAGCGCGGCCAGTCCAAATACCTGACGATCTGCAGCCAGCAGACCCCTGCCACCCTTGCGGTGGCTTTTTTATTTCTGGAGGCCAGCCCATGCGCCGACTCACTCAAATCATCGATGACTTGATTGAGCGCGAAGGCGCTTATGTCGATCACGCAGACGACAAGGGCGGCCCCACCATGTACGGCATCACCGAGAAGGTGGCGCGCCTATATAAGTTCGACGGCCCCATGTCGCACATGCCGAAGACGCTGGCCGTTGCCATCTACAAGGATCAGTACTGGACCGCTCCGAATTTCGACCGGGTGGCCATGCTGAGCCAGAAGGTTGCCGAGGAACTGTTGGATACCGGGGTCAACATGGGTATTGCCTGGGCAGGTAAGTTCCTGCAGCGCAGCCTGAACGCGTTGAACAGCCAGGGTACGCATTACAGCGACCTGTCGGTTGATGGCGTGATCGGTAACGGCACGCTGGGCGCACTGAAAGATTACCTCGACCGTCGCCAGCACGAAGGCGAACGGGTACTGCTCAAGGCGCTGAACTGCCTGCAAGGCGCGCGCTATATCGAGATCGCGGAAGCCCGCGAGCGAAATGAATCCTTTGTGTTCGGCTGGTTTTCACACCGGGTCGGGCTGTAACGGAGTGCCTATGGGTATCGCCAGCTTCTTCGGAAAACTGTTCGGCACCGAAAAGGCGCTGGGCGGCATCGTGGACGGCGTGACTAACGGCCTTGATGCTCTGATCTACACCGACGAGGAAAGGGCCAAGGAGGCGGCGGCGGACCGCTCCGAAGCGAGGAAGATGGTCGTGCAGTGGATGGCGTCAACTCAGGGGCAGAACCTGGCGCGACGGCTGATTGCGCTGGCCATTACTGGCACCTGGCTCGGCATGTACCTGCTATCGGTGCTTGCCGGCATGGTCGCTCTATTCGTTAACGACACGGGCTCGGTCACTGCTGAGAAGGTTCGCGCGATAGGCGAGATTGCCGACAGCGCTGCCGTGGATATGAACCCGGCGGTCATGCTGATTCTGGCCTTCTACTTCGCCGCTCCCCACATGGGTGACATCGCCAAGGCGGTCACCGGGCGCTTTACGCAGAGCGTGAATAAGGGGTGATGGTGAACTTGAAAGCCGCAATCGAGAACCTGCCCACTTCTGCTGCACAACTGAAAGTCGAAACCGGTTCTACCGGCGTGTCCTACGTCTCGGGGTTGCTTGCCGCTTTCGGTGGTACCTGGACGAAGAACGAGATCCTGGCGGCCGGCGGCTTGATCTTCGTTGCGGCTACCTACTTCACCAGCCTGTATTTCCAGCGCCGGCGTGATCGCAGAGAGCAGGAGTTTCATACCCTGCGCGTGCAATCCGAGCTGGCGGCCCGCGAGCAATACCGCGCAGAACTGGAGCGAGAGACCCCCTGATGCCCTCCAATATCGTGATCCGCAACCTGACTCCTGAGACGCGACTGGGTAATGAGTCTCCGGTAATCGCTACCCGCGAAGACCTGCGCTCCGGGGCGCGGGGGGATAGTGGGACATTGCCGCCTTCGGAGCCCGGCAGTCCGCCGGTTATCACTTCGGTGGTCGATAACGGCGATGGGACGCTGACCATTCAGGGCAGCAATTTTGGCAGCAAGGCTCAGGCGGCACCGATTATTTGGGATATGGGGGATGACGTAAGGCTGGACGGTATTGAAGACTCAAATCGAGTGACAACGGACGGCTTCTCAGTCAATGGTGAGACTCTGATAACCAGATCACGAACTCACAGACATCCTGGCGTCTCGGCTCATTACGAGTCTGCAAATAAAGACCTGAATGCAAGCGTGTCTTATCCATATCTTGCATCAGTTACGCGTGGCCAAAAACTTTACTCGTCGTTTTACCTGAAACTACCTTGCGATCCCAGGTTCGTTGATGCCGCCCCATATTCGGGGTTGTCAGGAACGTTCATAACCGGAGAGCCTGGGCGTTTGGGTGAGGAAATCACCATCACGGTTGGGGGCGGTGATTATCAGGCGTTTGTTCTCGATGTTGATTCTAGCGCTTATGCTTCCTCGTTTTTTGCGCTTTACTCCCCCAACAAAGCTTTAAGCAGTCTTGATGGAACCGTTTCAGTAGTGGGAAATATTTCAGGCGCAAGTTGCACGCTGGACTTTTCATCGGGATATGCTGCGTCACCTCCAGCAAAGCTATGGCGCATTAATCAGTCTGGCAGTGGGGAGGGCGTGCTTGGGATTGTTCAGTTGGGCGTTGAGCAGTTTTTCCTTAAATCTCAAGACTCCTCACTCGTGGATTCCATTTATATGGATCGCAACATGTTCGCGCCGGATTATAACAACTTTGCAGTGGATGGTGAGTGGTTCTTGGCGGAGCTTTATGTTGACTGGACAATCCCGTCAAACTTAAAGGCTGAACTGACACTGACAGGTGGCAATGGCCAAGAGTTGAAGGTAATCGACAATGTTGACGGCACATCAAACTATCTAGATACAAATCAGATAATTATACAGGTCGGTGTTGACTCACAACCGCAGGCTGTGGATGTGGAGTTTGGAGAGGTGTATGTAGACAGCAGTCCTGCCAGAGTGCTTCTCGGTGATGGGGGAAGTTACGCCAATTCTACAATTATTGAACGGCAATTTATCCTGTCGTGGAGTGATACGCAGATTATTGTTGAGAAGTATGAGGGTGCGTTAACGGGGTCGATGGGTTGCTTTGTGGTTAATGCTGACAACAAAATCGCGTCTGGGGGCCCGGTATGACTTTATACCTACGGAAAGGTCTTTTGTCTCAATACACCGGCATGTATGTTCATGCGTACCCGGAAAATGGGCAATTTAGAGGGAGCGTCGCATTATGAGGTTGAAGCTAAATTCTAATGACGATCAATCGTTTCACGTGGGGTAGTTGCGATGGCAGTTCTGGCAGGTTATACAGATGCAACCACCGCATCTTCTGAAGCGCTGAATCCTCTGAAAGCCGAGGCAGATTCAGGGACTGAGGTTCTTTTTGATGGGACTGTAAATAGCGCATCCTTCCTTGTTGCAGGGACGAACGGCTCAGTTCAAGCTAGAGTTGTTGTTTATCGGCAATCAGACAAGGTGCTTCTGGGAGTCTCGGATAAGATAACTCCTGCAACAACCGGTGAGGTCACAGTAAGTTTTCCGTCACCGTTCGCTGTAATAGCAGGGGAATTGCTGAGAGTTTACGTACTGGCAGACAACTACTTCAGCGTTGGCATAAACTCAGATGCGTCAGCGGATCGGAGGGAGTGGACTACAACTATAGCAGATATTGATTCTGTACCTGCTACAGAGCCCAATAGCAGCGGAGCCAATAAGACCGGGCGCATGGGTATTTACCTTTCTGGCGATATCGCATCCACCGGCCCCTCGATCACCGTAACAGGCGACCTCCAGCCTGGCGCCAACTTTACCCTGAACTACAGCAACTATGCCGCTGTCCCGGTAAGCCCGGTCACCATCACTGACAGCAACAACAACAGCATCACCGTGCCGGTCACTATCAACGACAACGGCGACGGCACCGGTACTGCAACCGGCACCATGCCGAGCCTTCCAAGTTCAGGCACCGCGCAGGGCCTGTTGTTCGGTAACGTCACTGTGGAGTTGGGCACCTGATGGCGATTGCAGCGGGTAACTACATTCCGGTAAGCGGTCGGCTGTTTCTCAGCCTGACCGGCTGGGCAGGCGATGCGTCGTTTGCCACCACTCCGGTGACCGGGGATCAGATCGAGTACCCGGACCCGCTGACGGTTGCTAATGATGGTGTGGTGACTGGCGCTGACGGCAACTACACGTTGCGGCATGTGCAGGCGAACGGCTCTACCGAGGCAGTCAGTTACCTGATCGGCTCCCCGGATGCAGTGGCGCCGATTTTGTCCAATGTGACCGCCACCCGCAGCGCAGCCGATGCTATTGATGCCACGGTCGATACCGACGAGGCCAACGGCACGCTGTATGCGCTGATTTCAACGAACGCCACCGAGGCCGCGCCGGACATCATTGCCAACGGTACCAGCCAGGCAGTGAGCGCCACGGGCACGCAATCGGTCAGTTTCACCGGCCTTGCGCTTGGTAACAGCTTCTACGTCCATTTCGTGCACGTTGACTCATCCAGCAACCAATCCAACGTATTGGTGTCGGCTGCGGTGGCCACGCGCCAGGTGGCGAGCGTGAGCGGCAATTACATCGTTGGCAGCAGCCGTGCGCTAGCGACCCTGGTTGAGCCTATTGAGCCGTACCTGTTCCAGAACTGGAGCCGCCAACCGGTGGCCGGGGAGCAGTTGATTACCCAGAGTTCCGCCGGCGCCTTTGATCAGTACGGCAACTTTGCCACCGATCTGGAGGCGGTGATTCCGGTTCGTTTCGTGGCGCTGGACGGCACAACCTATTACCTGACCATCGACACCACCGGCCTTGCGGGTGCGCAGGACACCAAGCCTGCCGCGTTCGCCTTTAATGCGCTGACCGGTGTTGCCCGGGATCTGTACCAGACCTCCAATGTGATTACGGTTACTGAGGTGGATGCGGGCATTGATATTCCGGTATCCGTCGAGAACGGCGAGTATTCGGTGTCTACCGATGCCGGTGCGAATTGGGGCCTGTGGACAACTGACCCCGGCAATGTGCGCCTGAATCACCAGATCCGCGTGCGTCACATGTCGGCCAGCACCTACGGCACCACCAAGACCACAACGCTGACGCTCGGCCCGACTGGCAACAGTCAGAGCGGGGCATTCAGCACCACCACCCTGGCCGATACCGTCAAGCCGACCATTTCGCTGGTAGGTGGCAACCTCACACTGGTACAAGGTACGCCGTTCGTAGAGCCTGGTTACACAGCCAACGATAACGCCGACGGCAATATCACCATGCAGGTGCAAGTCACCGGCACGATCAACGAGAACCAGTTGGGCGAGCAAACCCTGACTTATTACGTCGAGGATGCGGCCGGTAACAGCACCAGCACCACCCGAACTGTGACGGTGGTTGAGTTTGTGCCGGACGACACGACCGCACCGGTGATTTCGCTGACCGGTGGCAATCTGACACTGACCGTTGGCGATACCTGGTCTGAACCGGGATACACCGCCACGGATAACGTTGATGGTGACCTGACCGCCCAGGTGGTGGCAACAGGCTCCGTGGATACCTCCAAGGCTGGCAGTTACCCGATCACCTACACCGTATCGGACAGCACCGGCAACACCGGTACCGCCACCCGAATCGTGACGGTTCTGCCCGCCACCAATTACCCGTTCGATAACCCGGCACCGGTACGCCGCACCGCCGTGGCTCGCCGTCCAGCCATGCCATCTGACTTCGCCAAGACGTTTGTGCTGCAAGCGGGCGAGGTGATGGATTTCGATTTCGACCTGACCGACTGGCTGACGCTGGAAGGTGACGACATCGCCCAGGGCTCCTGGGTGGCCACCGAAGGCTCCGAGTCTCTGGATGTGGTCGCCATTGGCCAGGTTGTCGGACAGGACCGCGTAAAGGTCTGGCTGCGCGCCAACCCGATAGAAGAAGGCGAGGCGGTACCGCTGCAACTTCAGGTCACCACGACCGGCTACCGCACCGCCGTTTTCCAGATTCTGATGATTTTGATTGACCGGATGCACTAATGGCCCTTGCTGAGAACCCGAGAGAATCCACCAAAGCCAAGCTGCGGGAGTTCGCAGACCTGTATCGTGGCGGCCCGGATGAAGTGCGCGGGGATGCTGCCAAGTGTTACGGCGCACTGCACCCGCGCGCCAGCAAGAAAGTGTGCGAGGCCATGGGCAGTGAGTATTTCAATCACCCGTACACCAAGGCCTACCTGCAAGAGAAAACCGACGCCGTAGCCGAAGAAGCCGATGTCACGCAGGGCCGGGTGCTGAAAGAGATTGCCCGCATTGGTCTGTTTGATGCCCGCCGGCTGTTCGACAACAAGGGGCTGCCGGTTCCGATTCAGGAGCTGGACGACGATGTAGCCGCTGCTATCGCCGGTATCAAGGTGCGCCAGATACCCATCGGTGAGGACGGCGAACTGGCAACCATCACCGAGTACAAGATTGCGGACAAGAACAGCGCCCTGGAAAAGCTGATGAAGCACCTGGGCGGGTATGAGAAGGATAACGCCCAAAAGAGCGAATCACTGGCGGACGCGCTCATGGCCGGCATTAATCGTGTCAGAGAGCTGGATGAGTGATCTGAACGAGCGCCGGTTGCGCGAGGAAATTGCCAAGTGTTGGGATGATCCGCTGCGATACGTGCTGCTGGCATTCCCTTGGGGTGAGCCTGGAACACCACTGGAAAAGTACCCTGACGGCCCGGACGCCTGGCAGAGAAATCAGCTCAACGATATCCGTGACCACATCCTGAGCGGCAAGCAGATCGCGCTGCGAGACGCCACAACCTCTGGCCACGGTATCGGTAAATCAGCCGAAACGGCGTGGATCATCCTGTGGTTCTGCAGTACTCGCCCGCACTGCGCGGGCCGGATCACGGCAGGTACGCAGGCTCAGTTGAACAGTACAACCTGGCGCGAATTGTCCGTGTGGCATCAGCGCGCCATCAATAAGCACTGGTTCAACTGGACTGCCACCCGCTTCTACGCCTACGAGAGCCCGGAAACCTGGGGCGTGACCGCGATTGCGTGGAGTGAAAACAACTCGGATGCGTTTGCTGGTCTGCACGCCGAGGATGTACTGGTGATCTACGACGAAGCCAGTACCGTTGCCGACATCATTTGGGAAGTCACTGAAGG